GAGTCGGAAGGCTTGGCGTTCACGAAGCCCTTACCTTTCTCGTTTTTGAAAAAGAGCGCATAGACGTTGAACGCAAACAATTAGATAAGATAAAAAAATGAGACAGTTCTACGACATCACCACCAAGCTAAAAGACACGCTTGAGGCCAATAGCCAAGTCAACGTGGTAACGACAGGGGATATATTTGACATAGACCTAAACAAGCAGACCATCTTCCCTTTGTCGCATATTATCATCAACCAAGCAACATTTGAAGGACAGATAGTACGGATGAATGTAAGCATTGTTTGTATGGACTTGGTAGATGAGACCAAAGAGAATCCACGCTTGCAGGCAGAGCCGTTCTACGGCATCAGCAACGAGCAAAACATACTGAACACCCAACTAGCAGTAATCAACGATGTGGTGACAGAACTGCGTAGGGGTACTCTGTACACCGACCTTTACCAGTTGGATGGTACTGCTTCTTGTGTTCCCTTTAGCGAGAGGTTCGAGAACCTGCTTGCAGGGTGGACTGCAACCTTTGACGTGCTGCTTGCTAACACCGAGATCAGCATCTGCTAAAATGGCACGGAAGGAATTGTTGGAAGCGGTGCTTACCAAGTTTGCAAAGTTTGTAATTCAGCAGGCGAGGACTAACCTCACCAAAGGGAAGCACAACTTTGACAAGACCCTTTACAATTCTTTGCAATATAAACTATTTGTAGGCGAGAACTCGTTTACTCTGGGCATTGAGATGGAGGACTATGGTGACTTCCAAGACAAAGGAGTAAAGGGCGCAGGAGGCACGAGAAAGTCCACAAGCCCATTCAACAGGCGAAACAACAAGGGCAAGATATGGAAGCAGAAAGCACCCGATAGCCCATACAGTTACAAGGAGGGCAAGAAGCCATCCGCCAAGCACTTCAAGCGGTGGGCAGAGAGCAAGGGGCTGAATCCTTTTGCGGTGCGTGAGTCGGTATATCGGCAGGGCATACCTGCGACAAAGTTCTTTAGCACACCCTTTAGGCTTGGGTTTGCCAAGCTACCCCCCGAGCTTATTCAGTCCTTTCAATTAGGCAAAGATGATTTGCAAGCATTTACCCGTAAGGACTTAAATATAAAACTATGAGTACACCTACTGCCTCCATTCCCGATAGTATCTCAATGGCTCGAAGCCCGATATTTTTCACGGCTCGTAACAACTCCGTTGCAGGAGATACGCTTGAGTTTATGTCGTTAGATTTACGCATCTATTCGGGTGCGTTCACCACATCGGGAACGGACAATTACGAGCTTGAGAAAAACTACTCAATCAACAACGTAATCAACTTTGAGGTAAGCGACCTAATCCGTTCCGAGTTCTACCATGACTTTAGCGTATGGAACGACATCGGCTTCACGCAGAGTCCGCAGGGTGAGGCATTGTTTGTTTGGGGATATGGAGATTGGCAGTACAACAACGCAGGAGGTGGTCTTGTATCGGGGCAATGGAATCAGCCCGAAGAAGAAGCACCCGACCAATTCATCACTTTAGATGGGTGGGCTACCCGTGATAACATCGCCCCTGTTGCGGTATCGCAGTTGGTGCTTGCCACAAGCAGAGATAGGCAGGTACTTGTCGGCAACTACGAATCCCTTGCAATCAACAATAGCGTAGCCAATGACTTGGGTTCCATCCGCATCACTTGGCAGGGTGGAGCCACCGCGTTACTGACAAACACAGGGGGGGGCAGCACAACGCCACCCAACCCATCAAGCAACAACTCGCAAGACCTCGTAATCTATGCAGGCGTAGGTGCTGCTAACCTTGAGAACAATGGTAACCTACCTGCGGAAGTAAAGCCAAGCGCACAGACCAATGGTGGCGTTGGCAGTTACTACGATGTCATTTTGTTAAATAATAATGACTCACCAAGCGAGATAGGGCGAGTTCGCTACTACGTTATCTGCGAACCCAAGTACGACCCTGTGCAGGTAGCGTTCATCAACCGCTTTGGCGTTGCCGACTTCATCACGTTCTTCAAACGCAGCGATGAGCGTGGTAACTTTACGCAGGACTCCTACCAAAAGAGCATCTACAACGATGGCTTCACCACCCCTTCATTGGAGGTAGGCAAGTACCAATCCTTCAACGTCAACTCTCGCAACACCCTAACTCTAAACACAGGGTTCGTTGACCAAGACTATGATGAGACTATTGAGGACATTCTAATGAGTGAGTACGTTGCGGTCTATACCAATAGCAACTGGGTGAGTGCAGTTCCGAATCGTGGAACCATAGAATACCAAAAGAGCGTGAATACAAAGCTTATCAATTACACAATGTCCTTTGACTTCGGATTTGATGAGCGCAGTTTGGTACGATGAACAAGGTTGATATTTACGTCAATGGCTTTCGCCTAGACATCTTTGATGATGAGGAGATAAGCATCAACCTCTCTGTGCAGAACGTGCAGGACATCAGTAAGGTGTTCACGGACTTCACGCAGGGGTTTACCATTCCTGCAAGCCCTCGCAATAACGAGATACTTCAGCACTACTACAACGCCAATATCACAAGTTCCGTTATCACTACGGAGGTCGGTGGCTCACCCGTGTGGAATAGCATAGGCATCACTTGGAATACCTTTAACACAACTTGGAACTCTGGTGCAACAAGCACGAGCGTTGCCAATACGTTTGATGGAAGGCTACGACAGGAAGCAAGAATTGAAATAAACTCGTTGCCATTCCGCACAGGGGTGATAGAGGTAGAGAACGTGCAGCTCAAAGGCACAGAGCCGTATGCTTACACGCTGACGTTCTATGGGGATGTGGTAACGCTTACTGATTTATTTGGCGAGGACTATTTGTACGACCTTGACTTTGCAGAACTCAATCACGAGTACACCGATGATGCGGTCTTTGAAAGGCTTACTACTGACAATTACGCTCCGTTATTTTATCCACTATGCAGTCCTGTAAAGAATTGGTTTTATCAAAGTGCGGGAGCAGGTGCTGATGACATTAACAACATTGCTCACAAAGCAGGTGGTGGCAGTCAAGGGGAGCGTGGCATCCGTTATTTTGAGTTAAAGCCTGCGCTAAAGGTAACGGCTATCCTTGATGCGATGGAGCAGAAGTACGGAATCACGTTTACAGGAGCGTTCTTGAGTGCTACTCCGTTTGTTGATTTGTCGTTATGGCTACACAGGTTTGAGGGGTATCTATTTGCAGGGGGCAACGATATTGCTTATCAGTTAATAAATATGAACCGAAACACAGGAAGCGGTTCGCAGTTTAATTTAAGTACAGACACTTGGACTGTTGTAGATAGCAAGCAGTATGACTTGCAAATAGCGATGAAAGACGTAAGCGAAAACTATGAGCTTTCTGTATTTCGTAATGGGATTTTAGATTTTTCTGTATTAGTTCCTGCCCACGCTGCATCTTCTGTAACTACAACAATGGCTGCTTTGTCGTTCGCCGCAGGCGATACGGTGCAGTTGTTTATTAGACCGCAGACCCCTACGGCAATGACATACCAATGCACGGACTATTCGGGTATTGATAGCGATACGGCTTCTGTTAGTTTCTCGGTAGACCAAACCTTATCAGCAAGCTATTTCTTCAACGTGGTGGTTTCGGACATAATGCCCGAGATTAAGGTAAAGGACTTCTTGGCAGGCATTCTGAAGATGTACAATATGGTGATTGTGCCAACTACATCCACGAGCTTCTTGCTTCAGCCGTTAGATGATTGGTACGCAGCAGGAAGCGACAAAGACTACCAAGAGTATTTAGACATCACCGAGTACGTGGTAAACCGACCATCGCTATACAGGGAGATAGAATTTAAGTACCAAGAGACCCAAGCAATACTTGGCTTCCAATACTTGCAGACAAACAACGTAGGCTTTGGGGATTTGAATAATACCTTCACTTTTGATGGTGAGGAGTTGCTAATTGAAGTGCCGTTTGAATGCCCGTTATTTGAGAGGCTGACTGACCTGCATACGGGGGGTCTGACAAACGTACTCGTTTACAAAAGCATCACAAGTGAAGCAAATGAAGATGGTACGTTTAACCCATATTTGGGTGCGCCTGTTTTATTCTATGGGTACTTTGATGACTACGACTTAACTACAAAACGCTTAACATTTGTAAATGCAGATGGAACTCACAGAGACGTAGTTATCGCTTGGTACTCTAACACATCAAACAGATACTCAAGTGCAGGCGCATCGCATTCTATTTGCTTTGGCGCAGACATAGACCCATACCATCTGCAATCGGTAAACCGCAGCCTCTACAATAACGAGTGGAGCGACTACATCACCGACCTATACGCTAAAGCAAGAAGGGTGTATAACGTAGAAGCGGTGTTACCCATCGGCAAGATTATCACGCTGAACCTTCAGAATGCAATCATTTGGAACAACACCAAGTACATCATAAACAACGTCAATCTAAATATGACCACAGGCAAAGCATCATTTGAACTCCTTAACGTAGTATGAAGCCCACCTATTTAAGTTATTTGATAGAACTGCTGCAAGCAAGTGACTATCGCAACGTCTCCGAAACTATTGATATAGCAAAGGGCAAGAACGCAATACCACGAACTTGGAAGGAGTTTCTAAAACGTAGATAATGGCAGTAGTAGAAGAAATTCGTATTGAAGGAGATACTTCGGGCTTCCAGAAGCAGATTGATGCGCTTAATAAAAAGATTGAGGAGCTTGAGAAGAATCTCGGTGGCGTACAGAAGGAAGCAGCAGACGTAGGCAAAGAGGCCAAGAAGACGGGTGGCATCATCAACAAGGCTTTCAACGGCCTAAAGAAAGTTGTTACTGCACCCTTTGATCTTGCCAAAAAAGCAGCAAGCGGATTAGGAAGCCTACTCAAAGGCGGTCTTGGTCTTGGCCTTCTTATTGGCGTAGTAGATAAACTATCGGAGGCTTTTCAAAGCAACCAAAAGGTAGTAGATGCGGTCAACAAGGTGATGACTACCTTGAGCATTATCTTCAGTCAGATAACCGAAGCAATCTTTGGTGCGGTAGAGGAGCAGAGCAAACTCAACGGAGGCTTTGATGCAACGAAGAAGGTAGTAGGTGGCTTGATTAGCGGAGTGCTTAATGTATTTGTAGGCATCATACAGGGCATCCAGTTAGCGGTGCTTGAAACGCAGCTCGCTTGGGAGAAGTCCTTTTTTGGAGATAAGGATGCAACACGCATCAAAGAACTAAACAAGGAGATAGCCCTCACTCGTGAGGAGTTGACCAAAACGGGGGAGAACCTTTTGGAGAGTGGCAAGATGGTCATCAATAACCTTGCAGAAGCAGCAAGCGAAGTGGCAAAGACCGTTGTAGCAGTTGCAAAGAGCGTTACAAAGGCGGTGCAGGAGTTGGATGTAGACAAGGCCGTTAGCGATGCAGAGCGATTGGTATCGTTACGAAAGGCGGCAGCCCTTGCTGATGTAGAACGGCAGAAGATTCAACTTCAGTTCCAAAACACCCAAGAGCAACTTCGGCAGTTGCGTGATGATGAGCTTGTCTCACTTGCAGAACGCCAATCGGCAAACGACAAACTCCTTGCATCTCTTGAGGAGCAAGCGGAGCTTGAGAGGGTGCAGTTAAATATAAAGGTCGCGGCAGCGCAGGCAGAGTTAGGAATTGTAAACTCTAACGAGAATCTTGTTGCGCTGAAGCAAGCGCAGTTGGAGTTGATTGATTTGGATGAAAGGCTGCAAGGTCAGAAGTCGGAGGCTTTGGCAAACCAAAACTCCCTTCTTCGTGAGCAGGCAGACATCACCAAGAGCATCGGTGAGACCGACCAAGAGATATTTGAGATTCAGCAGAACGCTCAACTTGAACTCATAGATGATGCGGTAGCAAGAGCCGAAAAAGAAATAGAGATAGCCCAAAATGTCTTCAACCGTAAGAAGGCATTGCTTGAGCAAGAGGTAGCGGCTACAAAGGCAGGAACCGCAGCAAGAGCAGAGGCAGAGAATGCTCTAAAGTTATTTGAAGCGGAGAACGCAGCAGGGCGTTTGGCTTTGGAGAAGAACTTGCAGCAGGCAAAGTTAGATGCTATCAAAGGCGCACTAAACGGCATTGCCCAACTCGTGGGTGAGAATACGCTGCTTGGTAAAGGCATCGCGTTAGCGCAGGTAGCCATTGACACCTATACGGGAGCTACAAAGGCTCTTGCGCAGGGTGGTATATTTGGCTATATAGGTGCTGCGGGAATTGTTGCAACAGGTATTGCAAACGCACGAAAGATAACCGCTACGCAAGTGCCTACTGAATCGGGTGGCGGTGGCAGCAGCCCTGCCATAACAAACACGCTCTCGCAGCCCTCAACCCCTGCGCAGTTTAACATCGTAGGGCAGTCTAACCTAAACCAACTTGCACAGAGCATAGGAGGTCAGTTTCAGCAGCCCATCCGTGCTTATGTCGTAGGGCAGGATGTAACGACCTCACAACAACTACAACGCCAAAGAGTAAGAACCGCAACATTCGGATGATGAAACTAATTGAACTTATACTAGATGAAACGATGCTGCTAACTGGCATTGATGCAATCTCCCTTGTAGAATACCCTGCGATTGAGGAGGACTTTATTGCGCTCAACTCACAACGGGTTGAGTTTGCCACGCAGAGCGATGAGAAGCGCATTCTTATGGGAGCAGCACTCGTACCCAACAAGCCCATCTACCGAGCAGAAGGCCAAGAGGAGTTCTACGTTTACTTCAGCGAATCGACCATCCGCAAAGCAAGCGAGATGTTCTTTCAGAAGTCCAAGCAGAACAACGCTACGCTTGAACACGAAGTAGGCATCAACGGCCTCACGGTTGTGGAGTCTTGGATTATTGAAGATGAGATACACGACAAGAGCAAGAAGTACGGCTTTGATTTGCCTGTTGGAACGTGGATGGTATCTATGAAAGTCAACAACCCAGAGATTTGGACAAACTTTGTCAAGACTGGGAAGGTCAAAGGATTCTCTATTGAGGGGTACTTCGTGGACAAGCTAAACCTTGCCAAGCAAGAGATGGCGCAGATAGAGGAGCAGGAAGCAGCGTTGATGCTTGCGCAGATTGTTGCAATCATAAAAAGAGATGGTCGTAAGAAGTCGGGAACACGCACCGAGATGGAGTCGTTTGCTGACTACCCCGATGCGGTAAAGAACAACGCCAAGCGTGGCATTGAACTAAACGAGAAGAACGGCAACAAGTGTGCAACACCTGTCGGTAAGGTAAGGGCGCAGCAGTTAGCACAGGGTAAGCCTGTGAGCGTAGAGACCATCACACGAATGTACTCATACCTATCAAGAGCCGAAGAATACTACGATGAGAATGACACGCAAGCCTGCGGCACAATCTCGTTCCTACTATGGGGCGGTCTTGCAGGCAAGAGGTGGGCAGAGTCCAAACTAAAGGAACTCGGCAAGATTGATCTTGCGGCAGGCGTACCCCATTACACCGCAGACGGCAAACTCTACACAGGACTAACTCACAAGGATGCCGATGGCAGACTGATGACAGGCGCAGAGCATACAGAAGATAGCGAATACCTATACCATAAAGAAGACCTAAAGAATGTATAGACCCATGAAACTTCCCGTTGCATCACCGAGAGGTGGCAATCGTGGATGCTTATGCAAAGACAACACCTACAAGTCCACCTGCTGCGATGGCTCATTGCAAGCGCAAGGGATAGGCTCGTTAGTAGGTCAAGGCATAAGCGTTAGGATAAGAGGCGAGGAGTGGCAGACCATCAACACACGATGGGAGTCCACAAATACTCTATGGCAAGACCTCTAAAAATGTTACAAATAATCAAAACCCCTTTAATTAGTTAGATATGAAAGCGAATAATATACTTAACCGCATCCTTGCTGAACTGTCCTCCATCCGCGAGGTTAAGTTCGAGCAAATGACACTTGAGAACGGAGCCGTTCTTGAGGCAGAATCATTTGAAGCAGGTAACGAAGTGTTTGTCATTAGTGGCGAAGACCGAGTTGCTGCTCCAGTTGGCGAACACCTACTTGCTGATGGCCGTATTTTGGTCATCACAGAAGAAGGTATGATCGCTGAAATCAAAGAAGCCGCTACCGAAACTGAAGTAGAGGTAGAAGTTGAAGCCCCCGAAGCAGAGGTAGAACTTGCAGAGGTAGAGGTAAAAGAAGAAGCCCCTGCGGTAGTTGCAATCATCGAGAAAGTTCTTGAGGAGATTGCAATGATGCGTGAGGAGATGAAAGGAATGCGTGAGGAGATGGGCGGTTACGCCAAGAAGGAGGAGATGGCTGCGGTTAAAGCAGAACTATCTGCCGCACCTGCTGCGAAAGCCATCAAGCACAACCCCGAAACAAAGCAAGTCCAAAAGATGAGTGCCAACCGCCCCCAAAAGACGATTGACCGAGTCCTTGCACGAATCAACAAATAATAAATATAAAAAATGGCTACGACCACTTCAATCACCACAAACTATGCAGGCATTTTTGCGCAGAAGTATATCTCTGCTGCACTTCTTTCTGCTAACACGCTTGACAAAGGACTCATTGAGATTCTTCCAAACGTAAACTACAAAACCACCCTTCAGAAGGTGAACACCAATGACATCGTAAAAGATGGCACTTGTGATTTCGATGCAACTTCTACCTTGACTTTGACCGACCGCGTTCTCGAGGTTGAGCCATTTCAAGTGAACTTGCAACTTTGCAAGAAGGACTACTACGATTCTTGGATTGGTGGTCAAATGGGGTTCTCTGCTTACGATAGCATCCCTGCTTCTTTCGCTGACTTCCTTATCGCTCACGTTGCTTCAAAGACTGCCCAAAAGATTGAGCAGAACATTTGGAACGGAAACGCTGCAAGTGCAGGTGAGTTCTCTGGATTCCTTTCATTGATGACTGCTGACTCTGACGTTATTGACGTAACCGCTACAACCGTGACTGCTGCTAACGTAATCACAGAGCTTGGTAAAGTTGCTGATGCAATCCCTTCTGCCCTTTACGGCAAGGAGGACTTGACCATCTACGTTCCACAGAATGTCGCAAAGGCTTATGTCCGTGCGCTAGGTGGATTCGGAACTTCGGGTCTGGGTGCAAATGGTGTTGACAACAAAGGCACAATGTGGTACGGCAACGGAGACTTGTTCTTTGATGGCATCCGCGTTGCTATGGCAAACGGTCTTCCTTCAAACAAGATGGTTGCTGCTGAATCTTCAAACCTATTCTTCGGCTGCGGTTTGGCTGATGAAAGAAACGAAGTGCGTGTCCTCGATATGTCCGACCTTGACGGAAGTTTAAATGTCCGCGTGATCCTTCGCTTCTTCGCAGGAGTTCAGTACGGAATCGGTTCTGACGTAGTCCTTTACTCTTAATCCGAGTTAATGTAAATCAAGAGGGGGCTTGGGCTATGTCCTCGCCCTCTTTTTTAATTCTAATAAAACAAAGAAACAATGGCTTGTGATTTAACAAAAGGCAGGGCAGTACCCTGTAAAGACGTAGTAGGTGGCATTTATGCCGTGTACTTTGTAGATTTCGGTGACTTGGGTACGGTAACCCTCACCAACGATGAGATTACCAACATTAGTGGTACTTTCTCTGCTTACCAATACTTGGTAAAAGGCAATAGCTCTTTTGAGCAAACCTTTAACTCAAGCCGTGAGAATGGCACAACCTTCTTCACGCAAACTTTGAATTTGACGTTGACCAAACTGACAAAGGAGGACAACAAAGAATTGAAGTTGCTTGCTTATGGAAGGCCTTATGTTGTGGTACAAGACTACAACGGCAACGCCTTTATGATGGGTCTGAACTACGGAGCCGAAGTAACGGGTGGAACGATTGTAACTGGTGCTGCTATGGGTGACCTATCGGGCTACACTTTGACAATGGAGGGACAGGAGCAACTTCCTGCTAACTTCATCGCAGGTGCTACCGTTGCCAATCCATTCGCAGGACTTGCAGGTGCAGTTGAAACGATTGTAGTGGGTTCTAACTCGTAACCTACCGCAAGGCAGAATAGTTAAAGGGGCGTAAGCCCCTTTTCTATTTTCAAACAAATCCAAAGTAAAAGGTTATTTATTTAAGATGCATATCCTTCAAGTATCAGCCTCGCCACAAGCAATAGTAATCATTCCACGCACGTTCCCTGCGAGCGTTACGATTGCGCTGATTGATGAATCAACAAACACCACCGCAACACCTGCGGTTACGGCTGCCTCTGCTAATGGTTTTATGACCCTTACAGGCACGTTCGTACTTGTCAACAATAGATTCTATGGCTTGAAGGTATTTGCATCGGGAAATCTAATATACAGAGACCGAGTCTTTGTAACTTCACAAACTGATTTCGATAAATTTACGGTGAACCAAAATGTTTACACCGAAGAAACAAGCTACAACAATGAGTACATCATCATCTAAAGTCCATGTTGTGAACTTCAGTTCATACACCACGCCTGTCGTAAAAGAGGTGCAGGGTAAGGACTTCGTAGAATACGGAGATAACAACGATTATTTCGGGTATCTGATTGACCGCTACAACGGCTCACCCACCAACAACGCTATCCTCAACTCGTTGATGGATTTGACTTTTGGCAAGGGACTAGATGCAACGGACTCTGCCAAGAAGCCGAGCGAGTACGCAGCGATGCGTGGCTTGTTCACCAAGTCTTGCTTGCAGAAGGTGGTTGCCGATTATGTGATGATGGGTCAATGCTCTTTGCAGGTCGTGTACTCCCAAGACCACAACACCATCGTAGAGGTGCAGCACATCCCCGTAGAGACGTTACGAGCCGCAAGGTGCAACGAAGACGGCGAGATTGAGGCTTACTACTACGCAAAGGATTGGCTTGCGGTGAGCAGCAGAAAAGAGACACCTGTGCGCATTCCTGCATTTGGCAAGAGCCGTGAGGGTTTGGAGATACTTTACATCAAGCCATACCGAGCAGGATTCTACTACTACTCCCCCGTTGACTATCAAGGTGGACTACCTTATGCAGAACTAGAGGAGGAGATTGCCAACTACCACATCAACAACATTCAGAACGGCCTTGCGCCTTCCATGTTGATTAACTTCAACAACGGAGTCCCAAGTGAGGAGGAGCGCAGGAGCATAGAGCAGCAGATTGCTACGAAGTTTAGCGGTAGTTCAAACTCTGGTAAGTTTATCCTTGCGTTCAACGATAACAAAGACCTTGCTGCAACGGTTGACCCCGTGCAGTTGTCGGATGCTGCGGAGCAGTATCAGTTCTTGAGTGCTGAATCAACGCAGAAGATAATGGTCTCGCATCGTATTGTCAGCCCTATGCTTTTAGGCATCAAGGACAATTCGGGACTTGGCAATAACGCAGAGGAGCTGAAGACCGCTTCTACGCTTTTGGATAACCTTGTAATCCGACCCAAGCAGGAGATTATCATTGACGGCATAGATATGATTCTTGCCTACAACGACATCAGCCTAAACTTGTACTTCAAGACCCTTCAGCCTTTGGAGTTTACGGAAGACGTGGTAACACCTATGGATTTGGAAACTCGTGAGGAGGAGACGGGCGTTAAGCTATCAAGCCAAGAGCCGAGCGATGAGATATTTGAGGAAGCGTTTGCTGCTTTAGAAGAAGTAGGCGAGGTCGTGAATATGGATGAATGGGAGCTTGTAGATGAAAGGCCTGTTGACTACGATGCGGAGCAGGCATTGAGCAAGTACGCTTTCGCATCAACAGGCAGCGCATTCCCTAACGCCAAGAGCGATCAAGACGGAGTGACGGCAGAAGGCAAGAGGTACAAGGTTCGTTATGCTTACGCTCCCGAAACTACAAAGACCAATAGCCGTGAGTTCTGCAAGAAGATGGTATCAGCAGGCAAGGTATACCGCAAGGAGGACATCCTGCGTATGAGTGGTCAGGTAGTAAACAATGTATCTGTTAACGGAGTAGGCTTTGGAGCAAACGGCAGTCCAACCTATTCAATATGGTTGTATAAGGGCGGTGCTAGGTGTCATCACTTCTGGATGCGCAAGACCTACTTGGCAAAAGGCGAAGGCGTAACTCCCGATGTTGGCAACCCCAACGCAGAGGTGAGTGTAAACAAGGCAAAGAAGGAGGGCGTGGTACTTGAGACCAATCCTACAAACGTAGCGAAGCGACCTGTTGATATGCCCAATCAAGGATTTGTAAACCCACGATAAAATATGGCAACGGCATTATTCATCAAAAGAGAGGACTTGGTTCGCAACACCGCTATTGGCGGTAACGTGGACACGGACAAGTTCATCCAGTTCATCAAGATTGCGCAGGAGATACACCTGCAAAACTATACAGGAACAAAACTCTACGACAAGATCAGCAACGACATCATCGCCAATACTCTTGCCAACCCTTACTTGGCGTTGGTGAATGATTACTTGCAGCCAATGTTAATCCATTTTGCAATGGTGGAGTACTTGCCTTTTGCTGCTTATACCATCGGCAATGGTGGTGTGTTCAAGCACAACTCCGAGAATAGCACAACGGCAGAGAAGATTGAGGTTGACTATTTGGTCGGCAAGGCACGGGATTTGGCAAAGTACTACACCGATAGGTTCATCACTTATATGAGCTACAACCAAGCCTCATTCCCCGAATACAACGCCAACAACAACGCTGACGTTTACCCCGATACTGACTCTAACTTCAGCTCTTGGGTTTTATGAGTGGTAAGAAACAGACCTACACTCCGAAGCGTAGCAACATTGTGAAGTTAAAGAGTTATTTAGACAATGGGAGTTCAAGGCGATTGGGGACAAGGAGCAGCAAACAATGACATCTATTGGGGTCAAGCTGCTGCAACGAATAGTATCTCTTGGGGTATGGTTCAGCCATTGTCTTATGGTCATCCTACTACTAACCTTTACGGCAACAACGAGCAAGGTGCTTGGCAGTTGATAGAAGAAATTTGGAATACTTGGTCAACAACTTGGAATAATTAGAAATGGGAACAACATTAACGGGGACAACCCCACAGGACACATACGATAGCCTTATTAAGGTTACGGACAACGGGCCTCTAACGGGGTCACTAAAGAAATTGACTGACGGATTAGGCAACGATTCTTCTTTGTCTTTGTCAACGACTGCTGCTTCCTTATCGGGAACTTTAGCAGTAACGGGTGCTACTACCCTTACCGCCCCTGCTCTTTCTTTAAGGGTGGGAAATGCAACGGGCAACTCGGGTGCTAATATATTGATAGCAGGAGCATCTACTACTAAGAATTGGTCTTTAGGTGTGCAGCAAAATGTTGGTGGTGGATTAGAGTTTACTCCAACGGCAACAAACGGAGCAACAACTCTTGGCATTTCTCCTGCAATGGTTATACTTGACGCAGGCAACGTAGGCATCGCTAAAACAAATCCGTCAAATGCGTTGCATATTGCAAAGGCTGCATCTTCTGTTCTTTTAGATGGATTAAAAGTAGAAAGAGACCCAAGTACAACAACTTCAGCCATTTTCAATGCTTTTGGTGGTGCTGCAAACATTGTTTCTAATTCGGGTGTAACGTCTTCGTTTACTGCACCAATAGTATTCGCATTAAGCGACAATACCACTACGACTGAAATTGCTCGCATTACTTCAAACGGCCTAACCTTCAACGGGGACACCGCAGCAGCCAACGCCCTTGATGACTACGAAGAAGGGACTTTTAGTCCGACCATTATTGGTACTACTACCGCAGGAACTGCAACATATACAGAACAAAACGGCAGATATACAAAAATTGGTCGTTTAGTTCAATTTGAAATCTATATGGTTTATACAGCAGGCACGGGAACGGGAAACCTTCGTATTTCAAACCTTCCATTTACTATTGGCGGACTCACATACGCTGCATTTAGTATTGGGGCATTTGATGCTATAGCTATGACTGCTTTGACTTTTCCACTATGCTTTGGGCTTGTCGGTTCAAGCCAAATATACTTGGGCGAAATGCCTGTAGGCGGTGGGTCAATTCAAGCCGTTGCTTATGATGCCGCAGGTGGTATTCAAATTGCAGGAACATATTCAGTATAACGATTAAACACAAAACAAAATGATTGAAGAAGTAATCTACATCAGCGCATTCAACGTCAAATTAGACGGACAAATTGAAGTCCGCAAAACAACTGACGTTACCAAAGACGGAGCCGTAATCGCTTCATCTTATTGGCGCACCGTGCTTGCAGTTAACGACCCTGCTGCCGATGAGGTATTGGGAGTTGATGGCTACTACCGCACCCTTGCCAACGATGCTTGGGCGATGGTTCCAACGCCCGTAGTGGTTGAGGAGCCTGTTGCTGAAGAAGGAGCGGAAGCGTAAATTAGCAGGGAATTAAAACCCCCTACTGATGGAACACTTACAACAACGGCTTGATGCACTAAAGCAGCAAGAGGCGAATCTACTAATGCAATTAGATGAGGTTCGTGTCTTGGTATCTGCATACGAGAACACCCTAAACAAAGATGACAAAGGAGTCGGCTGATAGCGTAATCACGTCTTGGTCTTTAACGGGAGCAGGACTTCTCGTAAGCTACGCCCATCAAGCGTTGGGTTTAGCCGTACTTGTAACCTCACTTGCGTACACTCTTTGGAAGTGGCGAAGGGACTACAAGAAGGACAAAGGTGCTAATTGAGCGCATCTTCGGCAACCCGAAGACTACTCTACTTGGGCTGATTATTATCGGCCTTTGTTTTGTGCTTGTGTTTTACGAGAAGGCCACGCTCACGGAGGTGAGTGCGTTTATGATGGGTGCGTTTGCACTTATGTTTTTAAAAGACCCTAAAGATGGCGAAGCAACAGGCGGTAAGCCAACGAATAAGTAAGAGCAAGAAGCGAGGCAAGCATTCCAAGAGTGCGTCTAGCAACAAAGCCAGTAAGAACTACTCCAAGCCCTACAAAAGTCAAGGTCGTTAAGATGTGCATTAAGGCGCACTTTACCTGTTAATGTACGTTTTAATGTACATTATGACTACAAATTGTGCAATTAAAGGCACATTAAGCAATATGCAAAAAGTGCAAAGTGTAAACTCAAATGAGCATAAAGTGTAAAATGTCCAACTTTTGATATTAAAAACGTGACCAAGAACTTTACCCTCGCAGAACTGACTGCTACAAAAACAGGGCTTCCTAACGCTTTACCCAAGCACTTGGAACCCAACCTCCGTGCGTTGGCAGAAAACGTCTTACAACCCACAAGAGACGCATTAGGTGCGGTGAAAGTGACAAGTGCATACCGCAGCCCTGCGGTGAATAGCAAAGTAGGGGGAGCAAAGACCTCGCAGCACGTACAGGCTCAAGCAGCCGACCTCAAGTGCGAAGCAGGCAACGATGTCTTGTTCCATTGGATTAAAGACAATTTAGACTTTGACCAACTCATTTGGGAATTTGGCTCTGATACTGCGCCATCGTGGGTTCACGTTAGTTACTCAAGTAGCAAGAACCGAAAACAAATCCTAAAAGCAGTAAAGCACAATGGCAAAACCAAGTACCTCACCTTTTGATAACTGGCTCAATGAACTCGAAACTAAACCCCAACCGACTTGCAATATGGACAATCCTGCTGACTGCGACTCTTGCGGTAGTTAGCAGTTGCGCTACTGTGAAACCAGTCCTGCAGAGTGTAGTTGTTCGGGACACGGTCATTGTCACCAAGACAAAGTACCTAACCGACACGTTGGAACTCTACAAGGACACGACAATTTACCAAGACAAGGTAAGGTTGCAGCTCCAGTACATAGACAGAAAGGTGTACGTTGAGGCAACGTGCTTGCCCGACACGATCAGAGTTACACAAACCAAGATTCTAACGAAGGAGCGCAAGCAGAGGGGATGGACTCTTGAGGGAGGAGCAGTTTTGCTTATATTTATTTTGGTCGCTGCGTACTTCGTAAAGAAGTGGATAGATAAGCTCGTAGAGTAGGTTTATTTGGCTCCTGCTGCACTTAAATACTAAAATGGTATAAGTGTATGCCTTGAGGTATTTGGATGCGTTAGAACGCAACTTCTTTCTTTTTCTTTATTAAGTTTCTTTTTCTTTAAGTTGTTTGGTAAAGTTAAGAGTTGACTAACTACTAACTAATATCAACTTGAAAGTTGATTAAGTTAAGTAACTAATCAAGTTAACTTGTAAAAAAAACAAAATAAAATTGACATACGCAAGTCCTTATGCTAATATGTAATGATTCTAAATAATGAATGACCACATCTACATTTATTGGGATGACGTACCTTTGGCTAATGACACCAAAGTACTACATCGGCAAGACGTTGAAGATAGAGGCGAAGGATGTGGTGATGGACTTCCAACCAGATAATTACAATCTTGGAACTGCCCTCACCTACCTAATGAGAGCAGGCAAGAAACCTCACAACCCTATCTGCGATGACATCCGCAAGGCCATCGCTCACCTACAATTTGAACTTGAACGCCAAGATGAGCAGCAAACCATTAGCGCAACAAGCGAAGGAAGCCAAACAACAACAGGCCGATATGCAGTACTATACTAACCCTGCCAAACGCAGAAAGATAGACTTCATCCTTGAGGAGTGCGCTACGCTAATGTCTAACTGCGAAGCCACATACCAAGCTCGCCAACAGGCGAAGTACAAAGAACAAGAGCTACTGGGTGAGATTGCCAAGATAGACCTGCACTTCGCAATACAATGCGGCTATCTGATCCCCGATAATTGAAAAGCTACAAGATTGTCGTAGGCAAGGTTCCAAGCCTTAACGCCTTCTATGCATCAAAGCATTGGACTGCCCGTGTGAAGGCAAAGGAGTTGGTATCAAGGGAAGTGATGTCGCAACTTGACAAATATGACCTGCAAGAGATAAAAGACGTACACATCCATTGCAAGGTCAACTACCGTTATGATATTGACAATGCTATTATGGCGGTGAAGTTTGCCCTTGACACATTTAAGACTTGGGGTGGCGTGAAAGATGACTCACGCAAATATGTGCATTCCTTAAAGTTGGTACACGATACAACAATTCCCAAAGACACGGCAGAAATAACCTTTACTGGTTTGTTGGTATCAGAATAAGTTGTATATTTGCATAACTTAAAACCAATCATTATGCAACATTTATCTACTGAACGCCTACTTGAGTTTTACAACACATGGTCTGCGAAACTTGAAACTGCTACTACCCGAACGGACAAGAAGAACGCTCTTGGTATGAAAGAAATTTTTAGGCAAACGCTTTCTAATCGTAACATCAATATGTAAAACCAATCAAGTTATGACTTTATCATTCTCATCAGACGTTTACACCGAGATGGTGCAAGTGCAACAAGCACAAATCCAAGCACTTCAAAACAAGATACAAGAGCTTCAAGCTCGTATTGATGTATTGGAGCAGCAATCAATTCTATTTATCTAAAACCAATCTATTATGTCAAAAATTATTTCTATCACCCCGACAGGCCAATGGCAAGATTTATTCAAGCTTGAGGTTCGCTTTGACAATGGAGACTTCGGTACTGCATTTGCCAAATCACAGACCCCACCCTATGCCGTAGGCGAAGACGTGGAGTACACCAAGAACGAAAAGGGTACGGTGAAAATCCAACGTGCCAATGCTTTTGGTGGTGGTGGAGGCTACACGCCATCTGCTGCACCCAAAGGCAACGATGACCGTTCCGCTTCTATCATCCGACAGGTTGCTTTGAAGTCTGCGGTGGAGTACGCTTGTGCTGCGCAACACGATGTCAACACCATCCTTGCCAACGCAGAGACCTTTAACGCTTGGATGACTGGGCAGAGTGCTGCTCCTGCATCACACACCGAGCATTTCGCAAATCGCAACGACCCTTTCTGATTGGTTTTATATTAGGTCGTTGTGTGAAGCCCCTCTACGGAGGGGTTTTTTTATGTCAATTATTTTGTTATATTTGCTCACCAATCAGAATCAATGATACATCCCGACCTACTATCTAACGAATCTTCGTTACCATACCTCCAGAGAGCCTTAAAGGGCAAGTACTACGACACGGGCAAGCTCGGTGTTTATGAAGTAGATCAGTACCTACGACTTAAAGATGGGGAGTTTGTCGTAGTGGTCGGCCACGCCAACGTGGGCAAGACCCACACGCTGCTTTACCTTATGCTATTGCAGTCGTATAACTTCGGCAAGAAGTGGCTCATCTATTCGGCAGAGAACGAAGTGCCAAGCCTCAAGCGAAAGTTAATTGAGTTCCTAGTTTGCAAACCGATTCAAGGTATTGATGAGGGGATGATGTTCCGAAAGTTGGACTTCATCAACGAGTACTTCCAATTCATAGACGGCAACAGGCTATTCACCGCCTTTGAACTACTTGAGGTTATGAGCAGCATTAAGAACGAATGGAACTACACAGGTGCTTTGATAGACCCATACAACTCCCTATCAACAGACCAAAAGAAATTAGGCAAGACAGGTATGCACGAATATCACTACGAGGTAGCCTCTGCCCTTCGGGTGTTTGCCCATCAGAATAACGTCACCACCATAGTCAACGCTCACCCAGTAACGGAGGCAATGCGCAAGACATTCTACAAAGGCCACAAATACGAGGGGATGGCTATGCCTCCAAACACATCAGACATTGAAGGCGGTGGTAAGTGGGGCAACAGGTCGGACTGTGTAATCGTGATTCACCGCTTTGCGGCTCACGAAACCGATTGGATATACACCCACATCCATGTTCGTAAGGTCAAGGAGATGGAATCTGGTGGGCGCATCACGCCCCTTGAGACACCGCTTGTTTTGCAGAGCGTTTTAGGTAATGTTGGCTTTGTGATAAATGGGCGTAACTTGCTGCCAATAAAATTAGATGAAACACCAGCGAGCGATGTACCCTTCTGATGACTCACACGACCTTTACATTCGGGAGAAGCAACTTATGCTTGCAGGAACTGCGATGTGGTTGGCGAAGCAAGCAGCAGACAAAGCAAACGGCAGGGAGGTACAGGATGACCTACTGCACCACGTCATGTCTTGCCATTACGCAGACCTATTGCTTCAGCAGTTTATTGACTACCGCCAGTTCACAGAGGGCAAAATGAATGAGATGTACTTGGCTAACTCAAAGCTGCGAGTTGATAGCGAACAAATGATTTATGAGATACAACGCCTGCAAGGGATTATTGAGGACTCGCTATGAAGCAAATCCTCTCACCCTTTCAGAAGTACGAATGCTTTGCAGTAGATGGGGTGGACTACCTAGTGGTTGACTACACTATCGTACAAGACAAAGATGACAATTTAGTGGAATGGGCGAGTGAGATGAAGTTCAAAAGACTAAAAGATCACAAGCACTTCACTATGCCGATAACCAAAGTAATAACCAATCATAAAGAGGGCAGAGCAAGACTCTGTAAATGCAAATGAGACCATTCGAACTACGTCAACTAAAAGTATCTAAAGAGCAATACTTCGCCCGTCTGGGCTTTTCTGATAACGGAAGCCGAGCGCACAAAGAAAGCACCGCAAGAGCAGCATTCGTATCAGCATTCCGAAACCACGCAACCCTGCACGAACTTGGTGAGGCCATAGACAAAGACCATTCAAGCGTAGCCTATGCCGTAAGGATGCACAAAGACCGCCTTATCTACGGGGACTATCAGCACTACTACAAGGTCGCTTGCTGCGTTCTTGAAGAGAACCCGATGGCCTGCATTGATAAGCCCGACTTTCAATCTTTAGAATTGGAACTAAATAAACTCAATGAAGTCGTTGCGGAGTTATCTAAATACAAGGAATTGTATCTAACTCTTAAACGCACATTTGATGAATTTTAACGTAGGACTTTACCCAATCTATGGGCTTATCGTAGGGGCTAACTGGTCAAAGACCGACTACCTTGAAGAAGATATTGTGATGCACACGGTGCAATTTGCTCTGTTTGTTGTAATTGTAGAAATTACTTGGGACTCCTCGCAGTATTAGCAAAGCGGCAGACCGATTGGATTCGGATGTGCAAGAGCTTCGGGGCGAGTGATGACCTTGCCCAAGAGCTTGTGCAGGAGATGTACGTCAGATTGTACAAGTATGTTGATGACGCAGAGAAAATAATGTACAACGAAACGGAGGTCAACACCTTCTTCGTGTACGTTACTCTGCGAAATATGTACGCCACGTTGATGCGTCAAAGGGCAAGGTTTGAGTTTGTAGATGTGGACATCCTTGAGGAGTTTATCTACGAGGAGGCCAACGAAGATGCGGAGGTACAACTCATCCAACTCTACGACAGGGTGTGGTCAACACAAACTGACTGGCATTGGTACGACAAAAAGATATTTGCGCTATACCATAACACCGATATGTCTATTCGCACGTTAGCGGATGAGACCAAGATTTCAGCACGTTCCATATTCAACACACTAAAAAATGCAAGAGAGCGAATCCAAGAAGACTGCCAAGACACCTACGAAGCGTACAAAGAAGCCAAGCGGCTTGGGTGATACCATCGAGACTATCACAACTGCCACAGGCATCAAGGCTGCGGTGGATTGGTTTAGCGAAGCCACAGGCGTGGACTGCGGTTGCGATGCCCGTAAGGAGAAACTAAACAAGTTATTTCGGTACAGGAAGCCAGAGTGCTTGACCAAAGAAGAATACGAGTTTGTTGGCAAGATGCGAGGCAGGAACACCGTCACCGCTATTGAGCAGACGGAAGTGAATAGAATCTACAACCGAGTGTTCAAAGACTCCGTGAAGCCCACCAACTGCGGCTCATGCCTTCGTGGTAGGTTGCAGGAACTAGAGACACTATACAACGCTTATGTCAGTTAGTAACGAGCGCAGGCAATACTCCAACCAAGTTGGGGATATTACTGCAAAGCGGTTTGTAGAGGCTTGCGAGGCCATCGGCTACTCTTGTGAGAAGTCAGACCGCAACACCGACATCTACGATCACATTGACTACTTCGTTACACGGCTAAACGGAACAACATCCGTAGACGTAAAAGGAGGCAACCATCCCAATACCATCTGGGTAGAGTTTAAGAACGTAAAAGGAGATAACGGATGGATGTACGGCAAAGCCGAGTACATCGCATTTGATATGCCAGAGCTTGGTGGTTTTGTCATGGTAAGAACGCAAGAACTTGCACGGCTATGTGAGCAGATTGTAGAGCCTGTGTTTGTGACAAAGCAAGATGCTACAAGAAAATACTACCAAAGAGAAGGCAGGGAGGATGTGATAAGCAGACTTGAGTTGCCAGACATTCAAAGATTAGTTTCATTCAAAGTTTTAACCTATGCCAATCCCTCAACCCAAAAGTGGTGAAAAGCAATCCGAATACATCCAACGCTGCTTGGAGGCTATCGGAAGCGAGTACCCAAATAAAGACCAAGCAATAGCAGTTTGCTACACACAATTTAGAGAGGGCAAGTAGTCCTCTTTTTTTATTTATTTTTTATTGGAGTGTTGATAATCCGAAAAGTTGTATTATATTTGGAGAACATTTAATACCAATCAGAATGA